GACAAGTTCTTTACCGACGCTGGCATTAGTGGCATGAAGCCATTACTTGAAAGGCCAGGCTCCAGAGAGCTGACTGACACCATGGACGCAAACGACGTGATAGTAGCAACTAAACTAGATAGGCTTGCAAGATCTTTTTTAGAAATGGTTAATATGGTGCCAACGCTAGAAGATTCTGGGATAACATTATTCTTCTGCGATATGTTTGCAGACATACCAGTAGTTTTGCCTAAAGAAAAAGCCAAGACAGGCCTTGAGGCAAAAATGGATATGACCAGGCTGGCCAACCAAAATCTATTGACCAATATGGCGCAGTTTGCTGAGATTGAGAGAGAAATGATTATGTCCAGGCTCAACGGCGGCAAGTTAGTCTATGCGGAAAAAGGCTACTCGATCGGTGGACATGTACCTTTTGGTTATGAAAAACAATACGACGATACTGGTAGCAGGCGTAGAACCAAATTAATACCCATACCAGAAGAACAAGAGGTCTTAAAACATATCTACGCACTAAGATCTAAAGGACTAGGAGCTAGGAAGATAGCCAAACAGATACAAAATTCACATCCAGGCTATGAGGACTTTCCATATCACAAGGTCCAAAGAATTATCAATAGGAAGTTTCAAGGCTTGCTTGATATGGAAGATGAAAAATATGACATAGGCTACGGAAAGTATATGAATTAGAAATATTTAGAGTTTCAGTTATAATCTTGCTATGACTGATAAAGAAAAAATTATAGCGGCCATAGCAAAAATAGACTCAATGTTAAGTTTAGACTTTATGACGGATCCTGTAAGAGAAGAGCTCAATAATGTCAAAACCTTGCTAGTAGAAGTTCGCGACAGTATGTAATGGCCAACATTAACGGCTGGGGTAGAGGCACCTGGGGACAAGGCGCTTGGGGTACAGCTCTACCGGTAGAATTATCTAGTGTTGGATCAATAACCTCTGGTCTTGGCAGCGTAACTGTCGTTGCCAAAGCTAACGTAGTTCCAGCCACTCAAGTTATAACCTCTGGACTAGGAGCAACCAGCGTTATTGCAGCTGCTATTGTCCAGCTTACAGGTCAAGCAATTACATCTGGAATAGGCGCACCAAGCGTCGACGCCGAAGCAAATATTACAGTTACAGGTCAAGGTATTACCTCGGCTATTGGATCGGTAATCGTTCACGAAAACGAGGTCATAAATCTAACTGGCTTTGATGTAGCTGCAAGTTTAGGCACACCAACCATAGATGCAGGAGCTATAGTTAGCCTTACAGGTCTAAGCGTAACAGCAAGTCCAGGCTTTATTATGGTGTACGGAGAGATTGATACTGACCAAACTCCAAGCTATGCAGAGGTTAGCACCACACAAACACCTGGCTACTCAGAGGTTGCGACAACGCAAACTCCAAACTATACTGTTATAGACGCTGGCAGAGATGCGGCATGATACATAAGAGGACATAAATAATGGCAACGTATGTAAACGATTTAAGATTGAAAGAGATAGGCACTGGAGAATCTAGTGGTACCTGGGGGTCTGAAACAAATACCAATTTAGAATTAATCGGTGAAGCACTAGGTTTTGGTACCGAAGCCATAACCACTAACGCCGATACACACACCACAACTGTAGCCGATGGTTCTACTGATCCGGGTAGAGCCATGTATATCAAATACACAGGTGCTTTAGATTCTAACTGTACGATTACGATTGCACCGAACACCATGAGTAGGATGCACTTCATTGAAAATGCCACAACTGACTCTGGAAGCAGTGGGCCTTATAGCATTATTATTTCACAAGGCACAGGCGCTAACGTAACCATACCAAATGGCGATGTAAAAGCAGTTTATTTAGACGGAGCTGGTAGTGGTGCTGCTGTAGTCGATGCTTTTGCTAGTTTAAATGTCGTAGATCTAAAAGTTGAAGATGATTTAACAGTTACGGACGATGCAACTATTGGAGGCACACTAGGAGTTACAGGTGCCGTAACAGCCAACGCAGGTGTAAATATAGATAATATTGCTATAGATGGTACTACTATTGCTTTATCTAGTGGAAATTTAACATTAGATGTGGCGGGTAATTTGATATTAGATGCAGATGGCGGTGAATTTCAATTTCACGATGGCGGCACTAACATTTTAGAGATAGCTAATTCTTCAAGTGATGTAATTATAAGACCAGCAGTACAAGATAAAGATTTAAAATTTAATGGTAATGATGGTGGTGCTGCAATAACTGCTCTTACTCTTGATATGTCAGATGCAGGTAGTGCTTACTTTAATAATAAAATTGGTGTTAAACAAACAAGTCCAGCAAACAATGTTCACATTGAAATAGATGCTGGTGGTGAGGGAATACTTGTAAAAGGCACAGGCGATCATTCTGCTTTGTTGCAGTTTAATACAAACAGAAGTAACTCTAATAGAGTTTTGGGACAATTACTAGGTACATGGAATGGCACTGATGTATGTGATATACAACTTAAAACAGCAGATGATACTACTAATAAAGATAACGGACAAATAACATTTAGCACTTCTACAGCAGATAATCTGAGTGAGAAAATGAGATTAAATGACCAAGGAAAGTTGGGTGTGGGGACTACCACGCCTCAATCTGGTATTCATATTGCTGAAGGTGGTGCAGGTAATGATGGTGGTTCAGTTTTAACTTTGTCACAAACAGGCTTTGGCTCTATTGTTAATAATGATGATTTAGGTAGCGTACATTTTGGCGGCGTAACAAGTGGTGGAGTTGGTATTCATAACGCTGCAAAAATTATGGTTGAAGGTGATGCTACTTGGGCAAGTAATGATTATCCAACTAGAATGTCATTTTTTACTACAGCAGATGGTGCTTCATCTGCAACAGAAAGGATGCGTATTGATAGTGCAGGCAATGTTTCAATTGGAAACACCTCACCTTTAGCTACACTTCACGTAACTATTGAGGGTAGTGCACCTACTATAGCATCAGAAACAGTAGCAGTATTTAACAGAAATGGTGGTGTTAGCCATGAAGCTAATATATCTATTATTGGTGGTGCAGAAGGAGCATCTAATATTCATTTTGGCGATAACGATGAAGATATTGGGCGAATAAGATACCAACACGCATCTGGAAATGCAGACAACATGGCATTTTATGTGGCTGGTTCAGAAAGAGTGCGTATTCTTAGTGATGGAGATGTAATTATTGGAGGAACATCTTTAGCAGCAGATGGTTCTTTAAGTATTAGTCCAAATCATGATGATGGTGCTTGTTCCGTATTTTTTGATAGAGCATCTACAACAGCTACTTCAGATGTTCTTAGATTTGAAAATGGTGGCTCAACTGTTAGTCAAATATCTTATAACAATACTACAGTAACTTATGGTACAGGTTCAGATGCAAGATATAAAAATATTTTAGGTAAAGCCAAAGGTTTAGAAATTGTTAATAAATTAAATCCAGTAAACTTTGAATGGAAAGATGGTGGTGAAATACAAGATGGATTAATAGCACAAGAAGTTGAAAAACTAATACCACATGCAGTAGTTGTTAATGATGATGGTTATTACTCAATGGATTATAGTAAATTAGTAACACCACTCATAAAAGCTATACAAGAACAACAAGAACAGATTGATGCCTTACAATCTGAAATACAACAACTAAAAGGAAAATAATATGGCAATATCATATTCTTGGGATGTAAAAACTTGTGATACTAAAACTGTAGGCTCTAAGTCTAACGTTGTACATAACGTACATTGGAGATTAACCGCAGAAGATGACGCTAATCAAGACAGTAATGGCAATAATCAAACAGCTACTGTTTACGGGACACAAGGGTTAGATACTAGTGATTTATCAAGTTTTATTTTATGGTCTAATTTAACAGCTAGTGACGTACAAGGTTGGGTAGAAGCTGCATTAGGTAGCGAGACAGTAACCAGTATGAAAGCTGGATTAGACGCACAAATCGCTAAAAAAATTAGTCCGTCAAGTGTAACAAAACAATTAAGTAGTTAAATTATTTATAGAGGTAGTGCAAAATGGAAGAAAGACAATTATTTTTAAACATGCTACAACTTATTGATGTTAGTTCAAAAAGAGGTGCATGGGGTGGTAACGAGCTTGAAGCCGTTGCTTTAACAAGAAAAGCTCTCGTAGAAAAACTAAAAAGTTTAGAAGAGTCAGTAGAAGAAAATGTCGATAGTCTACAAGACGCAGACAAGGAGGAATGATGGACTTTATTGTTGATATAGTAGGTATTGTGACAGCAGTTGTAACTATAAGCAGTATCATAGCTGCAATTACGCCAACACCAGCCGATGATGTTTGGATTGGTAAATTGTATAAATTAATTGATCTTTTGGCTTTGAATATTTTAAAAGCTAAAAATAAACCTGGAGAATAATATGAGTTGGTGGGAAAAGGTAGTTGACTATTGGACTAACACAGAACGAAAAAAAGTTAGAGCTAGAAATGAACAAGGCCAATACGTTGGCGATGATAAATCTACACCGGATGTCAATGAGGCATATACCGAAGTTAGAGTTAAAAAAACAAAGAAAAAATAATGTCAGATTTACGTCAAGCAATGGATAAAATAGCAGCACACGAAAAAGAGTGTGCTATTAGATATGCAAACATAGAACAAAGACTAGCAGATGGATCGAAAAGATTTGATAAGCTAGAAACTATGTTATGGGCAGTATATCCTTTTATTGTCGGCGCAATAGTAGCAGCGAGTTTTGTATGAATACACAAGGTCAATTTAGCGGAGATATGGACAGAAACGAAGTCGAAATGGACTTAAATAAGTTTATGGACATGGTAAGAGAAATATCAGCTCTTAAAGATAAAATAAGAGAACTTGAAGATGTGACAAATGTAAACCCTCATCAAAAATGGATTCATTTAGCTCAAGCTGTCGATAGCTGGAGAATATTTCCAAGGTTGTTTTTAAGTGTTTACATCTACCTTTTATATTATTCGACTATTTGGTTTATGGCATTAGAAGATCCTTCCATGTCACAATCTGGACTTATTTCTATCATTGTGGGCGCAGGAGCAGCATGGTTTGGTCTTTACGCTGGCACCTCTGGAGCATCCAAAAGTTTTAAAGGTGAAGATAAAGGATGAACCAAGCTATCAGCTTAATTGCTGATGTAGGTTTACCGATCGC